CTTTGTTTACGTTGAGGAATACGTACCTCCTCCCAATTAGGATTCCAATTAGAACCCCATTGATTTTTAATCTCAACCTCAAAGAAAAACTTTTGACCTTTCTTATTAGCTGAGACATCAAAATAATAATCTTCTTTATCTACAATGTCAGTAAAGTTATGAAGTGTTAAGTAATTTACCATAGCTTTCTTAGCTCTGGCATCATTAGCTTCATATGATTTCTTATCAAATCTTCTATTGTTATGCGTCATTTAATTTTCTTTCATTATATCTTTTTAAATACTCAACTGCTCTTGTTATAAACGTATAATTATCTTCAAAGAATCCTAATGCTGTGTTACATCTAGAACATATGTATCCCCTAAATTCACTTGTCTCATGGTCATGATCTAGAACGAGATCATTTGAACGTAAACAGATAGGACACGGTGAATCTTTACCGGGATGAGGGTTTATTTTTCTAAGGTTATGAGCAACTTTACTAAGAAAACTTCTACACTTTTGACATACTCTTTCTCCTCCCCTATCTAAGAAATGTGCAAAGACTTGAACAGGTTTCTCTTGATTACATTTGATACAAACTTTTGTACCATTAGATTTATCAACAGATATTGGATCATTAAATAACTCTTGTTGTTGTGCCATTATTTAATTCCTCTGTTACTTTTTTAAAGTACTGTCCTACTTGAATGACTTGATCTGGTGTAGCATTAGTCATAATAGCATTAGCCAATAAACTTACCCACTGTACATTACCTTTTACATATCCTTTACTACTATCAATTCTATCTAAAGATACTTTTTGTTGTAGTTCTTTTCCTTTAGCATATCTATCTAATACTTTAAAAGGTATGCCTAAAGCAGGACATTTTTTATTTTTAGGAAATATACTTTTTAAATATTCAGAATCTAAATTAAAATCTAACTCTTTAGCTCTAGCTCTAGCTTTTATAACAGAACACCTTCTGCTAAACCAGAATGGACTATTGAAATCTGCCCAAGCTTTTTTATTTGTTTTACTATTCAATTTATTTAACCTTACTCTATGTTTTTCTCTGTATTTTTTATTAACTTCTGCATAATGTTCTTTATTAGAATGATAATTTATTTTAGAATTTAAATTAATATATTCTTTATTTTCTTTCCTCCATTCTCTAGATTTATCGTTTAATCTTTCTTTATTTTCTTGGTAGTATTTTTTCTTTCTAGCTTTTATTTTTTCTTTATTTTCTTCACGCCATTGTTTACCCCTAGCTTTTATTATTTCTTTATTTTCTTCGTAGTATTTTTTTACTCTAGCTCTATCTCTTTCTTTATGTTTTTCTCTGTATTTTTTATCATATTCTTTTCTATTAAAGGTCATATCAATGTGTCTCCATCCATGTTGTTCCAATTTTAAAATCACAATCAAGAGGACACTTAACCTTCAGTGTCTTCTCAGTATCTTTCATTGCATCCTTGGTAATCTTACCAAACCTTTGAGCATCTTTCTTAGCTACCTCGAATTGGTATTCATCATGTATAGATGCAACTAACTTAGCATCAACACCTGACTTACTTATACGTTCAGTAATATGTACAAGCCATTGCTTACATATGATAGCTCCTGCACCTTGCAGTAGTGTATTAACTGCCGCATGTTCTGATCTAATATGTAGTAACCTACCATCAAGAGCAGGTATAGTACCATTCTTAGACCACTTAGCAACATTATCTCTTAGCTTCTTAAGCTTCGGCATGTTAGATAAGAACGTAGCTATCAACTGTTGTCCTCTCTTAGCATTACCACCAACTACTTTACCTATCTTAGCAGGGCCAGCACCATATAAGAATGCATAGATAAAAGTCTTAGCTTGATCACGATCAGTAAGACCAGCAGCTTTCATGTTAGCTGTATGAACATCACCATTAAGAACTTCATTAGTAAAGTCAGGGTCATTCATGTAGTGAGCAAGACACCGTAGCTCTAACCCAGATGCATCAGTACCAATCAAGGTATGTGTATCTAGATTAGAGACAGTCCACAATGACCTACACTCCTTGCCGTAAGGTGAGTAGGATGCTGGTACTTGAGCCATGTTAGGAGAGTTATGTGCCATCCTGCCTGTCACGGTACGAAGGGTCATCACTCTACCTCTAACTCTATCATCGTCCTCACATGCCTTAATCCAAGCCTTGAGTAAGCCAGTACGTTTCTGTAATAGAAAGTATCGACTAAACATCTCAGCCTCTGGTAGCTTAATCTTAGATAGTATTTCTTCACTGACTATTACATTACCTTTATCTGTATGGTGTCTAGGTTTCCATCCTAATCCTATTAGACGTTCAGCTATCTGCTTACGAGAGCCAATGTTAAATGGTATGTACTTAGTCTTAGTCTTCATGACTACTTCAGTAGGTTCAAAGATCTCTTGAGCTTTATCTTCTAAGATGTGTAACTCATCTTCAAGTCCAGCAAGAAAAGGTATAGCTTCCTTTAAGTTAAAACAAAAACCATTCTTCTCTTGTTGATCTACTATAGCTCTTACTTTTCTTTCCAAGACATAAGACTTAGAAGAAAACTTTTCAGCCTCTATCTCTAATGCCTGTGCTACCTTTCTAGTAACACGTACATCTTGTTTACAATACTCTAACATCTCAGGAGAGTAGTACTCAAACTCAGTATGATCTCCCTTGGGAAAGCCTAGTCTCTCACCCCATGACGCTAGTGAATGTCCCTTATCTCTAATAGGATTGTAAAGTTGAGACTCTATCAGAGTGTCCCTTACTTGAGATAACTTTATCTTTGATCCTAGTATACGATTAAGAACTGGTGCATCGAAGCTTACACCATTATGCATTATGAATGTATCAATCTTCTTAGACCATGATGCAAACTGTGTACACTCATCTTGTACCCATACCTTTTCTTTACCAGTAGCATAGTCACAAGCTACGATACAGTGTATAAGAGTAGCATCAAGGCTATCAGTTTCGATATCAACTATTGCTGTTACCATTTACCATATCCAGTATGTAAGATTGATCACTAGGTACACGATAGAAATCTCCTTTGATCTCACTCTCCATAATAATCTCAGCGGCTACATGCCATGCACGTTCTAAGTTTTTATTAAAGACTACCACAGTAAACAAAGAATCATTGTAATCTTTATACCACTTATCAATTAAGTTTTTCTTTGATGCTGGTATGTGTATATACTTCCAATTGGTAGGCCATTCATCTGTCCATGAATCATTAACATACATATCATAGAAACATTTAAATGGCCCACCATTCACCTGCCCACACACACCGAAACCGTGTTGCTCATCTGTATCTAATACCATATCAGGTATTTCTTTATTCAACCAATTGGTGAGGATTTGTTTAGAGGGTGGTATCATCTTCTTGATTCTCCTCAAAGGGGTTATTAATTTCTGTCATTCTACCAGTTTCTTTATCATAATGCAAGTGACAACATGCACCAGTATCACCAGTGTATCTATTCTTTAAGATACGTAGCACTGTAGTGTTAGCTTCAGTCTCATCATCTGCTTGTTGGTTACGTTCTAATGCTATCACACTATCAGATAGGTGGGCTATAGATGCTGACCCTCTAAGGTGTGACAGTGATACCTCTCTCCCATCTTCGTGACCTCTATCACCTGATGGCCTACGTAGGTGGCTAACAAGCAGTAAGCCTATCTTTGTAGACTCCACAAGAGATCGTAGCTTAGTCATTAAGATGTCGATAGACTTACGTTCATCTCCATTATCTTCTTGACCTGATACTAAGATGGATAGATGATCAAGTATAACCCACTTACATCCTAGTCCACTAGCCATGAACCTAACCCTTCCTAGTATCTCATCGTTAGATATAGACCCGAAGTGATCGAAGGCAAAGAACCTACCCGTACCTACAGTAGCATCTTGCCATGTAGTAAGTTGTTCACGGGTAAACTTATCTCTAATTTCTTTGATGTATAATCTTTGGTTAGCTTCTACACTCATCAGGTTGAACGCAGTATTCTTAATGCTTTCTTCCATAGCTAAGACACCTATGTTATCCTTGCTTGCTTTCATAATGTGATGCATAAGTTCACGTATGATACTTGACTTACCCATACCAGCACCACTCGTGAAGGTTACTAGCTCACCAGTACGCATACCATATGTCTTCTCATTAAGACCTTCCCAAGGATAAGGTACTGTCTCACAATCTTTCTCATCGTACAGGGTATCACCTAACTCTGCTAGGTTTACGATACCTGCTGGTGTAAACTCTTTAGCATTCCACCAATCCTCACTGAACTTCTTACCTTGATTAGTCTTAAGGTATTCGTTGGCATCCTTAAGGCCAAGGGTAACGATCTTAGCTTTGTTAGGATCAAACAACTCAGCTACTTTGATGGCAGCTTCTTGTCCGGGTTTATCATTATCAAAACAAATTACCACACGCTCAAACTTATTGAGGTATTCAAAAGACCTACGACAATTCTCTAATGCTGATGCCGCACCATTCTTGATAGATACAACAGCCCACTTAGAACCAAGCATCTCATAGGCAGACATAGCATCTACCTCACCCTCACATATAGTAACGTACTTACCCCTAGCCGCAAAGATATTCTCACCAAACAATCCAGAGCTTGCAAGGTTACCTTCAGACCAGAACTTTTTACCTTGTACCTCACGTACCTTGTTAGCTATGTGCTTACCTTCTCTGTCAAAGTACTGATAGATGTGGTGCGTAGTTGTATTGCCAGACCGTATGATCTGTGTGTTGTATTTCTTGCAGGTATCTTTCTTAATCTTACGTTCAGGTATGTCAGCTACCTGCCCTACAGTTTTTAGTGTAGGTGTAGCAGGATTATTTATTGGTACTACTTTAGATTGTTGTTCCATTCCTTCATCTCCTTTAGAGTAAACATGACAACTATAACAATACGAGTGACCATCATCAGGATACGTAGCATTAGCATCACTAGATCCACACTTAGGACACTCACCCATCTTAGCATTAGACATGATCAAACCTTTCTTATGATATACTTTACATCAGGAGAACAACACATAGCAATACATAATCTATTCCTACTGTCTCGTTCTTCTTCTGCCTCTTCTTTAGTAGGAAAAGTTGCAACACCAACACTTCCTATTTCTTTCTCAAGGACTAACTGCCATTTAATTTTCTTCATAAGAGTTATCCCATAGTTCAGCTACAAAATCTTCCTTATCTATCATAGCTTCATCTACTTCTTTCTTAGCTAGAGACTTAGCTTCATGATTATCATAGCCTTCTTCTTCGTACTCTTTAATCTTAGAGTAGTATAGATACTTTCTTTCTTCTTCCCATAAATTTTTAGTCATGTCTCTCTACCCATTTAGTTGTTTCAGATCTACCAAGATCTTTTCTTAATTGTTTATTAATGTCTTCTAACTCTTCTACTCTTTTCTTAAGTACTTCGATATGCTTATGAAGTAGCTCTGTTTTATTACGTACAATCTTATCTAACTCTTTATTATACATTTAGTATACTCCTATTAGTTTCCTTTGTCAAGATAAAAGATATGCGCTCCTATCCTACCTAAGTTCTTAAACCTTTTATTGATAGACCACCTTGGTTTAACGTAGTAAG